GCTTTGCATTGTACTTAGCCCTAGCCTTACGCTGAGCTGCTGTGACCTTACGTTTAGCAGCCATCACAGACCACCCTGAACATCTTCAAAAGTAAGCTCAGGGATGGAGCCCATAAGCTTCGCCAAGGGGCTTCCAACAATAGGGACACCAGTGATGTCATTCTTGCTCAACCACTCAATAGCAGCCCGTATATCGGCTGTTGAGGCTTCACCTGATTTGATGCGTTCGATCAGTTCAACAGTAACCAAGCTATGGAGCATGTCGAATTGATCTTCAGAGGCTCGCTTAGCCATGGATCATTCTCCCAACTGACGGAGCTCTTGAGTAAGCTCCTCCAGACGGCGCTTGATCTCGGCAACCTTCTCGTCTTCCTTGCGGGCAGGCTTAAGGGTGTCAACCAAGCTCTTAACAAGAGCAGCAATGCTGTTCTCTTTCAGTTTGGTTTCTCCGATGACCTCAGAGGCCACGAAGGCTAAGAGAAAGCCGATGCTTTCCCAAGCAATTGATACACCAAGGATTTCAATCATGATTGTTGTAGATAATGTTTGCTAGTTTGTGAGAAAGGGCCACATAGACAGCTTTATAGTTGCTAGGTCTATCTGTTCCTATTGTGTGCTCAAATACAAGCACGCCCCAAGCATCGTTCTCAGCTATGATTGGACAAGCTAAGAGCTTTTTATCAGGACGCTTAAGACACGCACATTGCTCCATTACCAACTGACCTACTAAATCAGCATCAGACCTTAGAAAGTATCCAAGGGGTAAAGGGTCACTATGTGTGCCTGCGTGAGCAACCGCTATCAGAGTCCGAGCATCAGGCCAGCTATAGAGCCAGACGGATTTTAGGGAAGAATCAGCAGATACCAAAATCTGTAGATACTTCTTAACTCGGTCTTCTATGTCCCCCTCATTTACAGCGGTATGGAGAGGGAGATCCTCCCAGTGACTACGTTCTAGACGTTGGTAGGTTGTAAAGCCATAGGCTCCAATGGAAGCCACAAGGAGAGTGGATAAGGTTTTTCTGAAGAAGCAACCCCAGCTTTTGCCAGGGCTCACCATAGAGGCGATCAGATCGACAAACTTATCCATAAATATACTGCAAATGGTCTTCGGTTAGCGAAGTACGCGGCGGCAGATGTTGTATTTGACTAATCTGTCATTATACCCATTCCATCCACCGTTAATGCGACGACAAACGGCATCAAAGCCTTTCGTCTGAGCACAAGCAAGTAGATAGTTCTCGTCAATCCAGGTTCTGGCTGACGTAAATGGGTATTTAGACGAGACATAGTTCACACCTTCCAACACCCTGGGATCACCCAAGGCTTTGGAGAGACGTGTGTAGTTGTGACGGCCAGTGAGTTGGAGAACTCCTGCACCTTTGAAGCGTGGACCGTCACCTGGCTGGGTATTACCCAAGTCAGACCTACCGTTGTAGGCCTCACCTGAGGCAATCTCCTTCATATATTTCATATTACAAGTCTCATGGAGGATGTTAGCCATCAACATGCAAGTAGCATCGATGTCTTTGTCGAATCCAGTGACCCGTAACAGGTTATTGCAGTCAATTACTTCCTGATCTGTGAACAGAGAGGCAGCATGACCAGTTAATTGTGAGAAGACTTCCTTAGTGATGATACCTTCCTTGACCTTCTCAGGCGGTGGAGAGGCCCTGTAGGCTGTCTTAAACTCTTCTTGAGTAGATACAGGCAGGGAAGCCCATAAGGCCTCCCACGCGCGATCCTGGTGGGGCTTAGCAGCATAGTACTTGGCTGCGTCGGTGATAAAGGACATAAATCAGACTTCAACTCCATAAAGAGCATCCTGGACTTCCCGGATACTTGTAGCTGCATCAATAGCAACTTGCTTGATAGCGTCAGCTTCACGGATTACTACCCGCTCTGCCTCAATTTCTGCTGGATCATTACCGGGAATCTGAGCACCCATAAGGGCATCGAGGGGAGCGAATTGCTTATCACGATCCTTGCGGCGTACCACATGGGCAGCAAGCTTAGCCTCATCTAGATTGATGGTAATAGTTCCGCC